GAGCGATCCTTTGTTTTAGAACATGTTTGTTCTCTGTAGGGGTGTATTCATCCCTAAAACGTCGGAAATTTCGACGTGGGCAGCGGATAGCTGCCATTGAATCTCGAATGAGATATCTCGAGAATCTTCTCGAGAAGGACACTCCACGTGCCCTCAATCTCTTTAAGAGATTCTTCTTTCACTGCCGTGAAATCGCTCTCGGTCGAGAGCAAGACCCATCTTTCATAGGTCTATTTATCCCGAAATGGATAAGAAACCGAATCCTCGGTTCAAACCATCAACGATGGTTTCAGATGTCCATGGGTGGACGTGCGTTGCCGATCTTCGGCAACAAACAATCTATCGATTGTGCCCTTGAGAAATTCAAGGATCTTGTCACCAGCGGTGGCACAACTCCCTCAGGAGTTTTGGATGATATCTCATCCTTCTTGGAAAAATTCTTTCCAAAACCTGTGCTAGCAGGTTCTCGTGCGATCATTCGATCGCATGGTTCCTGTTTGGAACGTACTCGCCAACAAGGCGGGTTTAACGAAGAACTTCGTCTTCGTGCTGTGGAAACTCTTCCACAGCCATCTATCGACAAGATAGAAGCTCTGGACTCAGAGCTTAAGAGACTCAACGAGTCTAATATCCAGGCATTCTGGATGAAATGGATGTCCAAGGGATTGGGTGTCCCTTGGCTCTCCGGAACCGGAGACTCCATCAAGGAAAGAAATTTTCCTTTCCTCCAAGTGGAGGATCCCGAAAGTGCCTACTCTGAGGCACTTGTCATACTCGAATTGGGTATGAAGCACAGAATTGTGCAAAAGAGCCCAGCGGCTCTTGTCCTGAGAGGACATATACATCGTGACCGATGTTGGCCGCTTCTCTCGAAGCACTACCTGACACGTGCAGGTCTAGGTCCCGATGCGGACCTTACGTGCCGATCAGGCACGGCACAGATCGTCTCCAGCGATCTATCAAATGCAACAGATCTGTTGCATCGAGATGCGATTGATCGCATCTGTGACCACCTGGGAATTCCTTGGTGGGCCGTTTACACAAAACGGATGAAGATCGGAAATACGATCTATAGTACCAATCGTGGCACTTGCATGGGTCTCCCATGCTCATGGATTGTTTTATC